AGAGGCTGCACCAGCACCTGTTGTATTGACGTTCCAGGTAGCGATCTTACCAACAGCGGCGGCAGCGGTTGGCAGGGTAAATTGAGTGGTTACGCCGTTGGTTACGTAAGCAACGATCTTTGGTTTAAATTCCGAAACACCACGAAGACCTTGACCACGAGCAATGTTTTCAGCAGTAGTTGTAAATTGAACTCCCCACGGATACTGCGTAACCAACTGCGGTCGAACTGCATAGTTACGATCTTCTGCAGTATCGAGGAAACCAACCTCACGCGGAATCACGTAAGTGCGGGGGAATAGACGGAATTGCCAAACGCGTTTACCGTATGTAGTGCTTGCAGGATCTGTGTCAACAGCCTGGCGATACGCAAGCATAAGAACCTGCTTTTCATTGCCACGTTGATTGGTGCCGATTGGGAACATCTTAACTTCACCGGCCTGAACTTCATTGATACCGGTGATCAATGCATCAACCGTGTTGTTTTGTTTACCAACGGTCATCTCACCGGTGATTGGGGTCTTGGGAGGAAGAACATCCAGCGCAAAAATGTTATCATCGCCATAATGCACGATGTCAACGGGATCGGGATCCGTAATCGTCAGCGTCTTTGCACCGCTAACAGTTACGCCTTCGTACGCTGCAGTACCTGTTGCCGCCGGAATACCATTGGTATCCAACAGCATAATCTGCGCATGACGAAATCCAACACCTGAATTTACACTTGATGGTGCGCTCATTTATTTCTCCTTATTCATTATTCGCATAAATGCGTTTAAAAATCTCTGTGACGCTGATTAGAAACTCTGCGCCCCAGTACGTACCAATAGGATTTGTCGGTGTACCTGGCCAAACAAGTTTCTTCGGACCAGAGTCTCGCAAGATATGCGAATACTTTACACCAATTAAATTACCAAGTGTCGGCCTGGCGAAAAAGTAGTTCACAACCGCAGTGATCCAAGGTTCAACTAAAGTTTCACCTTCACCTTCTTCGCCCTCAGCAACCGGCTTAACAAGCAACCACATTGCAAAGACACGAGTTGATTCAATATCGTCTTCACCAAGAATTTGATCATCATAGTTCGCTTCACGAACAAAGTTTAAGAATGCCGGTAAATTAGCGGTTGGAACAATTCCGCGTGGCAATTGATCGTATGCAGAAATAACGGTATTAGGATCAGCCGGTGTCATTGCGAGCTGCAGGGTTTGAAGACGAGTTCGTACTGAGGCAATTGTCATTATCCAACACCTGTTCTGATTAATGACTGCAGGCGCAAACGTTCATCAATGAATTTTGCAACGTCTTTAGGAGTTGTGAATGTTACACCATCGACTGTGTACGAACTTGCCAAAGGATTCGACTTTAGGTTATAGTATGCAACAGATGCGGCGGCGGTCAGCATTTTAATATCTTGACCGGGTGACCATATCCCTACGGCTGCGCCAAGCGCATGCACTGCTGCCACTGAACCGTTTATAGCACGCTCAATATTAACGGTATCAATAGTCGTAGGAGGAGTTGCAGCCGGATCTGCTGGTACTATGCTTGTGACATATAACAATTCATCGTCAATGCCTATAATCATACCAGAGAAGAATATTCCAGGTGTCGCACTGAATGAAGATGACGAACCGGTTAAACCAGTGGCTAATATAAATTTCCACTGCCAACCTGCCGTGCGATCGTGGATGGTACCCCAAATGCCTGTCACGGCAATGGCACCATCAGGATAACCAGTTACCGAAGAATTTTTCCACGTATCTACCGTAGGTAGTAAACGAAGACGATGTTTCGTTAATGCATTGTATTCTAGAATTTTAAACTGCGCTGGCAACAGGACATCGCCGTTTCCATTTATAACACCGGTTAATGAAATTAAGTCGCCGTTAAATTCAAGATCAAATTTTCCGTATCCTGGTGTATTGTAATACCGCGTTTCATAGACTGGATAAAAGTTACGGTGAGATATGTTATCAATATCTATAGATACCTGACGTATGAACGATAAAATCAGCGCATCGTCCTTTACTTTTGCGCTTGACAAATATACCGCTCTCGTATCTTGAACAGTTGCGTACTCACCATATGTATTCATCTATTTTGCCGGTATACTAACCGATCCTAGAAGTTCTGGATGATTTGCAATATACGCTTCATGCGTTTCTCGATCTACAAACTGCTTTGTTGCATGTGGAATAATCATAGAAGTATCACAATAATGCCAAATACCAGCTGCTTCACAGATTCTACCGAAGTACATGTCTTCCGAAGGTTCTGAACCGTCGGTAGGATACTCATACCGAAAATAAGGCTGAACATAACCTTTTTGCTGAAGTTCCAATAAAACCCAGCGACGAATCGAAATTGCTGAAGTTGAAACAATTGCACATTGATATAGATTTCCGTAAGTAATTTCGGCTAATGCTGTCAATTTTCCATTTATACGTATGAAGAACAGCGGATCGTAAGGTTCTCCACGACGGTAAGCAAGCGCACCAACGACTCCGTACTTTGGATCCTGTGCTGCAAACCTGCTTACAATTTCTGCCGGATGTTTATGATCACCATCCAACATTACCAATAAATCATTATCACGAGAAGAATTTTCTAAAAATGATTTAATAAACTGGTTACGAACGAAGTCCGTACGTGAGTACCCATAGCGAAGGTGACGATAACCTTTTTCACCACAATGCTCTGCAACATCTAATAACGCATTAAAGCAATCGTCTGATGCAGCGCCGAACCGTTCGCATAAAGCTCCATAAAATACTTGCGGATTATTCATTGATAATCTCCTTTGGCATTACTATAAGACCGCGATATAATGCGGTAAATTTTTCCAACTCAGTTATGCATATTGCATAATGACGATCAAGATCTGAACGATCTCCCGGTTTTTCTTGGCGAAGTAAAAGATAAATATCGCCCAACTTTTCTATAACCATTTCTTCGGCTTTTGTCATTGCATGCGCCTTTTAATGAAGTTCCCGGCGGCCATGTGTAACCGCCGGGAACAATACCAGGAGGATCTGGAGGACCCTTATTGCGAGGACCGCTTGAGGTTCTGAACGAGAACAATCAGATTAGCGGTTGCGGTTGTGCCCGCCACCGTAGTGACTGCAGCTTTCATGAAAGCTTTGGTCGGTTTAACGTGGTACTCTGCAACAGCAACAGCAGCATTGGTACCGGCTACAGCAGTGATCGAATCACCACCAACATCGGTAAATGTTCCATTTGATGTGTCGCATTCAGTTAAACCAATTGAAAACGTTCCTTGGGTCTGGATCTGCGAGATCACAATTACCTTAACTTCACGACGAGCAATGGTCGCAGAAGGAAGCAGAGTAACAGCGGAACCAGCAGCGGCCGCGGTATTACCAACAATATTAAGTAAGGTCTTAATTTCGTACATCTTCTGATTCATTTTATTTTCCTTTGATCGATGATCGAGTAATCTAGTTGTGCCGGTAAACCGGAATCTACCGGCACGGATGATTGAGTGATCTAGTGATCAAATGCTCTAGGTAGAGCACTTCATGTTCTTCAACCGCCAAGGCTGCAGCAATTGCCCGCCTAAGCGCTTGCGCGCGTACACTGCAACGATGTCGCGCAGACCGAGGACTTCACGGAAGATCTCGATCGACAGGCCAACACGATCTGCAATATAATAACCCTTCATATCGCCAAATACCAGAGGATAGGTACTGGTATCAATGTTGGGAAGGAATTGGGACTTCTGGACGTCATAGCCAAGCAGGGTTGCCGGGAGACCGCGTACATAGTTGGTGAGACCAGGCGCATCGGTCTGATTCCAGAGCGGGCGACCTTGAGAATCCGAAATACCGCGGATTGAGGAGTAGGTGCGCTTGTTACCGTACCACTTCGCATTCGGCTCGTACTGCGGAGGAAGAGCACCCTCGAGGCCGAGGATACCGGTCGTAACGGCGGCGGAAGGAGTTGCAGCTGCACCCCAGAGGATTGCGGCGGCGGCGCCAGACTTGACCATCATACCATCGCCAGTACCGTCAGCAACGGTAGACATAGCATTCTGGAACACGCCTTCGGGCTGTCCGCCACCGGTACCATTCCAGAAAGAATCTTCCTCACCGAGCGAGTAGGCTTCTGCGAGCAGTTCGCTGATGTACCCAAGCACGTCGAAACTGTTGTCTTCCATCATGCTGCGAGCGAGGAAGATTGCAGCAGTTGCAACGTTGATCGGGATAATATCGCGACCGGCGATTGGATTGGTTGCTTCGGAAATGTTTGAAGCAGGAGCGTCACCGTTCCATGCGAAGCGTACACCGCTGGTGTACTTCTGATCAGTGGTGTACTTAACAGTCGGGAATGACACCATGTCAGAACCGGTAGTAATGACGGTAGCGTTAGGACGCACGCATGCCATCGCAGCTTCCTTTTTGATAAGCTCGCTGCGATAATCGGGCGGCATCCAGAAGCCGCCGGCTTCATCAGTACCGGCGGAAAGAACCTTTAGCGCGGAGGCTTTTACGCCTGACCGCCAATCGGGACCTAAGCGCGATTTTGCACGCATGTGCTGCGCGAACGCGTCGCGGTATTCTGGCGACTTCAGCGTTTTAAGCTGAGATTCGCCTTCCTGCTTGGTGGCGTACATTTCACCGGTGGTTGGATCCTGCGACACGCCATTGATGATGCCTTCACCATAGGTTGCTTCACGGTTGAAGCTGGAGCGAACGGCGCTCTGTCCGTCGGACGCTTCGGACCACTGCTTTAGTGCATCAGCACGGGTCTGCGCGTCGATCTGGGTACGAATGCCTTCAGCCTTGGCGATGATACCCTGGTACGATTTTACTTTCTCTTCCGGCCAAACAGCGTCACCGAGCTCCTGCTCGATAGCCTGCGCACTTTCGCGAAGAGTTTTTAACTCAGCCTGCAATTTCGTTGTCATACTAATCTCCTATGTACATTTTTACTGACGCGAAAATCCGATGGGCTTTATCAACCATTGCTCGCGTTTGCTGTGCAGACGCCTCTGAGCTCGGGAACGACACGCCGATCGATTTTAAATATTCAACAGTACCTTCAGCAATCATGCGAGGTTCACACGGTATATCCGTAAGTGCTGAAGCAAACCAAGGCCAAACTTTCAAATACGTAGACTTACCACGCGCTTCGCGCTCGACATACTGCGGAGCGGAATCGCTTGAAGTTCCGATTACCCCCTCTTCAATCAGTGCATCGACGGCCTTGCGGTAGCGGTGTGCGCGATCAAGATGAGAGATCGCCCAACGACCTATTTCATCATCACCCCACTCCACCGTTTGACCGATGACCGGATTGTCCTTCATCGACTCATCTTGGTTATGATCCCACGTCAGAGGACGCGGGTTGGTGCCCAAGGTCTTATCCCAAAAGTCTGTGGATTTAGTGAAAAATTCTTTTTCAAGATCGGTTTTAACAGAGTTCCCCCATAAAAACGGATAATGGAAAATGCGATCAGTACCGATAAACTTGACGGCAAGCAAGTCCGTTAATTTTTTATCAGATAATCCAATGTCTAATGATTTTGCGTACGAAATGTTCAATGTCTTCTTCTCACTTACTAACAGAGTACCACAGTCTGGACATTTGTTTTCATCTGTTGGAACAACATCGGTCTTGCAGGTTGGACACGGCAATTTTCGTACTGAGTCTTTGGCGTCCGTTTCTGGTGGTTTAGTCCAGTCCGAACTCTCTACGCCACTAAGGGTTTTTGCCTGCAGATCAAGACGGTCGACAAAATGTTTTTCTTTTTTGTACATAGAAAAGCAGATTGCGGCTGCCTGTTTTTGATCTTTCGCCGTGCCTTCCTTTAGTACAATAGGAATGCAACGAGCTATAAAATCTTTTTCACTTTCACCATCTTTTGGAGTAGGCATAAAATCCTCTTTATATTATAATTATAACATGGAACTGAGAGTCGGACTAGGCCAATATTTAACCAGTTTTAACAGCATAAAAGCTGTCTTTTATTGCTTCGCCCAAAGCGCCGGAACAGCAGGGGGATTCCATCCGGCCTGGCTGGTATGGGCTTGCAAACATTTGTAGGTAAACCCATTGGGGACGTAGATTACAATGTCATTGACTTTGTAAGCCACACCTACAGCCCAATTGGGCGAAGCTATGACATACACCTGCCAGAGCGCAGGCGTCGCGGGTGGTGTCCAATCAACTTGCGTGGTATGCGTTTGCAGGCAAACATACTCGATGGCGTTGTAAATCCGGTGTGTCCCCACCATAACCGACTCATTGGCGACCCAAGCTAACACGCCTCCGCCAGAGCGATAGACGCTGAATAACGCAGGGACGGTATCCGGTGCGTCCCCTGTCCGGGTATGCGATTGTCTGACGATAACCAGTCCACCCCCATACCCATAAATTTCACCGGCCAGGAGGGAAGCACCAGCAGCAGGCAATGGTTTATAGGTACCCGCCTTGCTCGCTACCAGTCCCAAAAACGTATTTTCGTCCGTTCCGTGATACTCCGTCATGGTGGGAGGTATGCCTATTTTGCCCCCGATCTCGGCAATGTCAGAGGCAATAATATTAGCTCCCAATTGCGCTGCCCAAAGTAACGGTTTATCAGTTGCGATTAGATATGCCATAATTAATCTCCTAAGCAGTCTGTACAACCCATTCGGGGCCGGGCGCGTATGATCCGTTGCCATTAACGAGAGCATACTTAGCCTCAGCCCCACTTGTTACGGGATCAGCCGCCCGGTATGTACCGTTTGGCGCAGCATTACTCCCGCCTAATAAATCGAGGGTCGGTGTGGCATAGGTAAAATTGGTTTTGTTAGCTAAAATCGCTGCCAGCCATGAATAAACATTCATCGCAGAATATGCGTTCTCGGCTTGAATTGACTGGATCGCATTGTCTGTCCAGACTACACACGTCACCAGAGGACAACCGGTGATTATCGCTGCCGTTGCACCCGTGGGCCACGGTTGTAATGCATTGATAATCCAAGTCAGCCCTGCCAGATTGTAGAGGTACAGGTAGGTCAGCCCACTGGGTAACGGGTTAGTGTTGGCGTTATAAGTCAGCCCTGCCAGGTTGATGAGGTTCAGGTAGGTCAGCCCACTGGGTAACGGGTTAGTGTTGGCGTTATAAGTCAGCCCTGCCAGGGTGGTGAGGGTCAGGGATGTCAGCCCACTGGGTAACGGGTTAGTGTTGGCGTTATAAGTCAGCCCTGCCAGATTGTAGAGGTTCAGGTAGGTCAGCCCACTGGGTAACGGGTTAGTGTTGGCGTTATAAGTCAGCCCTGTCAGACCGTTGAGGGTCAGGGATGTCAGCCCACTGGGTAACGGGTTAGTGTTGGCGTTATAAGTCAGCC